CTCTTTATCCAAAGGGAAAGCCCTGGAACGGAAAGGGAAAGGTCATGACCAACCGCGAATTGAAACGATCGTGCAGGATGCGGCCGGCTCGTATGGGCCAAATGTTGCAGAGTGGGCTCGCAGGATTCTCGGTGTGGAGCTCATGCCCTGGCAGCGCCACGTTCTCGATGGTCAGCTCAGCGTTGACGCAGACGGTCGATGGTGCAACCCTCTGTCACTTGTCAGCGTTGCGCGACAGAACGGCAAAACCGTTGCGCTCAAAGCGTTGCTCGGATGGTGGCTGACGGAATACAGCCTGGAGGCCGGGCCGCAAACGATTCTCTCAACTGCGCACCGGCTCGATCTAGCGACTGCGCTGTTTCAAGATTTAGCGCCAACCCTTGAAGCCAAGTTTGATGTCAAAGCGACGTGGGCTTACGGCCGTAACAGCATCAAAATTGGTGATAGCACTTGGCACGTCAAAGCGGCCAGGCCATCAAGCGGCCACGGTATGTCTGTCGATCTCATCATTGCCGACGAAGTGTTCGGTATTGATTCTGAGACACTTGACATTGGTTTGCTGCCTACGCAGCGTGCTCGGCCTAATCCGTTGTGCTCGATGTGGTCTACGGCCGGCACCGAGGATTCAATTGCGATGATGCGTTGGCGTGAGCAAGGCATCCGCGCGATTGATGAGCACAAAGCCACCGGCATTTACCTGGCTGAATACTCGCCGCCACCTGACGCCGACCCCATGTCGCCCGGTGCTTGGGAATACGCCAACCCAGCGCTCGGCCACACGCTCGACATACGCACCATCGAGCAAGAAGCTAAATCACCCAACCGCGCAGGCTTCCTGCGCTCTAGCGTAAACCTATGGGTGCAATCAGAGCTCTCCTGGCTTGCGCCAGGCAAGTGGGAAGGCTGCGCCACCAAGCTGCCGCCGCTGCCTGGTGGCGTGCTCGCAGTCGAGGTAGCAGTCGACGATGGCCGGTACGTGGCGGTTCGTTGCAACGGCAACAGTGCTGGGATGCTGACTGCGACTGTCGCATTCATGTGCGAAACCGTGACGCAAGTTTGGGATAACATCCGTCAACAGATCGCGTCAAATCCTGGGCTGACTGTCGCCATCACTCCGACGCTTGATACAAATTGCCCGACTGATCTACAGCGTCGCCGAGTCCTAGTCGGCTACCAGGAGATTTGCCGCCACACGTCAATGGTGCGCTCGCTCATCAATGAGGGCCGTGTTGCGCACACTGGCGAAACGATGTTGGCTGAACACGTGGGCCGCGCGGTAGCCGTCAAGACGCCTGGCGCGATTGCGTTGAGCTCAACAAAGTCATCTGGCCCTATCGAGTTAGCCCGGTGTCTGGTGTGGGCTGTCGGTATGTGTGGCAAGCCGCGACCGATGGTCAACCGACCTGTCATTGCATCAAGCGCCTAGACTGACTGCACGATGGCTATCTTTTCGCTAAAGCGCACAGAATCAATCGATACTCGAGCACGAATCGGCGCTGCAGGCGCAGCCGGTGATCCGTATGTCGGCAACTTCATGACCTATACGGTCGACTTCACGCGCGCCCAGGCAATCCAAATACCTACCATCAGCCGTTCACGCGACTTGATTTGCGGCCTTATCGGCTGCCTGCCCATTCACCAATACGCAAAACAGTGGATGGATGACGAATACGAGGACATCGAGCTCCCAGACGACACGTGGTTTCACCAGCCTGATCCCAATGTGACGCGCAACTTCATCCTCAGCTGGACTGCCGACGACCTGTTTTTCTACGGCCGCGCTTTCTGGATTGTCACCAGCCGTTTCGGCAACGGATTCCCAGCGACGTTTACGTGGATACCGGCGAGCAACGTGCAGACGCGCGATCAGGCTGGCCCAATCTGGTTCGGCCCATCCAAAGAGGTCTATTTCAACGGCACGCAACTCAACCCCAATGACGTAATCCAATTCTTGTCACCAATCCAAGGTGTGCTGTCAATGGGCGCCAGGGCGATTCGCACCAACATCAACCTCGACACCAGCGCTGAGCGCTTCGCGCGCAACCAAACGCCAGCCGGTGTGCTCAAGCAAACCGAAGGCGAGCCGTTGAGCGCCGAGGAACTGAGCGAACTTGCAGCCGGCTTCGCGGCAGCGCGCAACAACAACGCCATCGCAGCTCTTAACCAGTATGTCGACTGGAAAGAGTCGTACATGGATCCCAGCAAGCTCCAGTTGACCGAAGCGCGTACATACCAGGCGCTTGAAATGGCACGCATCGCCAACATTCCGCCATACCTAGTCGGCGCACCAAGCGGATCAGGCATGACGTACCAAAACGCGCTTCAGGCACGCCAAGACCTTTACCTTTTTGGCGCCAAGCCGTTCATTGATTGCATCGAGTCAACGCTGTCAATGAATAACGTGACACCACGCGGCCGATACATTTACCTTGACATTGATTACTACTTGGAGGAAGCAAACAATGTGCCGGAGTCGGACAACGCTGCACCGACTCCGGCGCAACCCACGCCAGACGTGCAAGAAACCGAGGACAACACATGATCAAACTGACGGCTTCCGACACATTTATCGTTGCCGAGGAAGGCGAATCGCCCAGGACAATTTCGGGTGTCGCAGTGCCCTGGAATACCGAAGCCACCGTCTCGGATGGCACGCGCGTCATGTTTGAGCGCGGCAGCCTGCCGATTAACGGCAAGAAACCCAAGTTGCTCAAGTACCACGACGACACCCAGCCGGTCGGCATTGTCACCAGCCGCTTGGACACCGAAAAAGGGATGCTGTTCACGGCCAAAATCAGCGCCACGTCAGAAGGCAACGACATGATCGAGCTCATCAAGGATGGCGCGGTCGATGCAGTATCGGTAGGCGTAAACCCGACCGCTTACAGGTTCAACGACGATGGCGTAATGGTCATTTCGGCTGGCGACTGGGTAGAGTTGTCGCTAGTCACGGCACCAGCATTTCGCGGTGCTACGATTACAGAGGTTGCAGCGACCGAAGCCAAGTCAGACGAACAGGAGCTCCAACCAATGACCGACAAGATCGAAACCGCCGCAGCAGTCGCAGAAGTTCCTGCCGCTGCACCTGCCGCCCCAGTGTGGGCCGCTGCCAAGAAAGAATTTGTCATGCCCAGCGCTGGCGAATACATCAGCAAGCTGTGTCAGGGTGGCGCGGTCGCCGCAGAATTCCTTGCCAACATCAAGGCCGCTGCGCCCGATGTGGTCACGACCGACACGCCTGGCGTGTTGCCAACGCCCATTCTCGGCCCGGTTTACAACAACCTCATTGGTCGTCGCCCTGTCATCGACGCAATCGGCACTCGTGCGATGCCCGGTGGCGGCAAAGTGTTCTCACGCCCGAAGGTCACCACCCACACGACGATTGGTCTCAGCAACGGCGAGAATCAGCCGCTTGATGCAGGCACATTTGTCGTGGCAAAGGAAAACGTCACGAAGGCTGTCTACGGTGGCTACGTCAAATTGTCCGAGGAGGACATCGACTGGAGCGAACCGTCAGTGTTGAGCGCACTCGTCGATGACATGGCGCGCGAATACGCCAGGCAGACCGAGGATGCAGTCGAAGCCGCGCTCAAGGCCGGCATCACCACGACTCGCGCCGCGTTTGACACCACCGACCCAGCCCTCTGGGCCGCCTGGATCTACGGCGCATCGCAGACCATCCTCAACGCCAGCACGCACCTGCCGACACACCTTTTTGTGTCGCCCTCGTTCTGGGGTGCACTCGGTCAGCTCAGCGACACCGCTGATCGACCGCTGTTCCCACAGGTCGGCCCGATGAACGCCTTTGGCAACATCGCCCCCGGCACGTTGTCGGCCAATGCCTTCGGCCTTTCGGTCGTCGTGTGCCCATACGAGAGCGATTTCATGGCAATCGGCGCGGCCGATGGCTTTGAGATCTACGAACAGCAAAAGGGCGCAATCCAAGTCGAAGCGACCGATGGCTCGCTGTCGCGCATCATCAAGTTCCGTGGCTACCTCGCCACCTTGATGCTTGACGCCAGCAAGTTCGTCGAAATCGCCTAATCCAGCTGATTCCTTCCTCCAGGGAACACTGAACGGTGGCGACGTACACGATCACCCATAAACAGGTGGTCAGCAACGTTGCCATCGTTCAGTTGCTGGAACCTCTTGAATTTGAGGTCGGTCAAAGCATCACCATTGCCGGCGTCAATGCCACGTGGAATGGCAGCCACAAGATTCTTGCGTTGCCCGAGTATTACCTAACTGGTGTCACCGAACAAGGCGATTACACGTATGACACGGCGCGCATCATCCCTAATCAGGTGCTGTTTGCGCTCACAACGGATGACGCTGAACGCGCGGCCGCAACCGGCACTGTTACATACTCGGTTACGTGCACGTGGATTGTCCTGGCTGATTTAGAGGATTACCTGGGCTTCACGTTCACCAATCCCAGCGCCGACCTTGACGTTGCCAACATGGCGCTCGCGGCCGCCAATGCTTTCGCTTACCGTCGACGCCAAGAGGCCGGCTATTGGGATTCGCCCAGCACCGTGCCTGATGGTGCAGCCAAGCTTGGCACCGTGCAATATGCCGCAATTCTTTACCGCGAGCGCGGCAGCACCGAAGCGTTCGCCAGCTTTGATCCGCTGGCCACAGGTGGCCCGGTCACAGGGAACTACGGTCAGATACTTCGCTTGCTCGGAGTCGGTAAGCCGCAGGTGGCCTGATGCCTGACACGCTGTTCAAAGAGGGCTACGACCAGCTCGTGACCAAGCTCGGCACGATTACCGGGCTGAAAGTGTTTAAT